TCATCTATGGCATCTATGGCTTTAGCTGGGGTTTCTTCCAGATAAAAAAAGGACTCCGAAGAGTCCTTATAAAGTTATGTTAAACAACTTAGTTTATTATTCGTGTTGTTTAGCTAACTTAGCAAAGTAGCTAAGCGTATCATCATCCGAAGACTCTTTGGCTTCAGCTGCTGGAGCTGCTTCCTGTGATGCTGCGAATGGTGATGCTTCAACAACCGGCATAGATGCTGTAGGCATTTCAATTGATGCCCCAGCGTCTGCGCCAGTGACTCGATTAAACTTAGCTTTTAACTCATCGTATGATTTGTAGTTTTTAGGATCTACAAAATCTTTTAGAGAATATAACTTATTATATACTTCTTCCAATCGATCTTCTTCGCCGTTATGCAACGGACCTTGTGAAGCAAACTCTGACTTATCATAGTTTACCCAACCTTCTACTTTACGAATCTTAATCTTAAAGTCTGCACCTTCCCAGAAATCATACGGATTAACCGGTTGCTCATCAGCAAACTCAGGTTGCATAGAATCCATAATCTTATCAAAGATCTTTTTACCGAACTTGTATAACATAACCTTTCCATCATTTTCAGGATGAGCAGGATCTGACACTACCAAGATATTACTAACATGATGTAGTCTACGTTTACGTTCACGAGCTAAAGCTTTATCTTCGTCACGTCCGGTATTCCATAATATAGAGTTATCTTCCGATACTGGATCTTGAGCACCTACTGAAGTCAGTGAGTTTTCAATATACCAAAGACCGGTTGGACCTTTAAATCCGTGATCCCAATAACGTACCCAAGGAAGATCTTCGCCTTCTTTAGCAGGAAGGAAGCGAATTACCGCATAACCGTTTCCAGCTTTGTCACGTGTTGGTGCCCAGAATCGGTCGTCGCCGTAACCTTTAGAACCTTTTTCAGGAGATGATACTGCTTCCGCAGCCTTTACTAGTGCGTCCATTGAAGAGCCGCGATTGGTTTTTAAATTTGCAAATGACATTATTTTATTTCCTATTGTATGCAGTTTATTAACAGTATTAACATTGTTTGTTTGTACGGAGTATTATACCATACTTTTAATCGTTTGTAAACCTTTTTTTCAATAAAGTTAAACATTTATTTTTATCAAACCTTACAAACGGGGTATACTTATCGATTAGCTTTTTAATACCAGGCCAACTGATTGTCTCTGATATGTTCTTGCCTTCTCGATCCATAAACCCTAACATGGAGTTAAGAATTATAACAGTCTCTAGACTAATCTCTTCTTGTCTCCATAGCTTTACGACGAGAGGATGATTATTATCTTTGGCAGTAAATGCACTGTCAAAGGTTAAACCGTCCGCCTCGATTGTATCAGCTATTGTATTTATATCAACCGAAAACACTCTATGAAGTGATTCGATTATTTTCTTATGATCCCTAAAGTTCCTTTCTCCTTCTTCGTCAAGCATATCACCAACATAGCTTACTCCTGCTTTAAAGTTGGAGATATAATACATCATCAAGTCATCCGGATGCTTCTTCGCTATTTTAGCAAAGAAGTACTTATCCTTTCTCTTATAGAAAGAACTTGGATTAACGGAAGTCTTAAAGTTATATTTAATAGCATCATAGCTTGCTGTTTCAAAATGTAACTTAAGAGCATTATATAATTTATAGGAAGCGTAGGGATCACTCATACTGGTAGCGTATTCCCACCAGCATCTCTAAGCAGGTTATATCTATTGGCTTCAGCTTCGATTTTATCCCTAAGTGAATCAGTAAGTAGCCGAGGAATATTGGCATAATCTAAACCCCTATCCTCAACCAACTCGGTCATAGCTTCAATGTAGGTTAGTCCTTGTTTAAGTACCATCATCTCAACAGCTGTCGAGAATCGTTTCTTAGTCATTATCTTTTCTTCAATCATTGCTTACCCTTAAGAGGATGCAGTGTTTATTGATCCTACCGGTTGGAATGTTTATTTTAGTAGTAAGTCCTGTCCATACCTTTTCAATTTGCTTAATAGTCTTTTTCTGTATAAGAGGTATGACTTCTTCTGGTTTTCTTAACTTGGTTACACGACTTAGCTCCGTATCAATATTCTTAAGGGTTGAACCACTAACCTCGAATCCCTTAGTAGAGTTACTGACAAACTCTGTTAGTTTCTTTTCCTCGATGTTGTACATAAACAATCGATGTTGACCTGGTATAAGAACCGGAGAGATGGAAACTAATTTAGCTGCCATATCTTCTTTCTTATATGCGAGATTCTCTACCTGCTTATCCGAGGCTTTTGCCTTTTTAGCTTTAGGGATTCTCGTCGCCTTAACAGCAGCTTTAAACTGTTCCAGGTCAGAATAAGCTTTATCAAAAGTAGCTAACATCTTTTTTAGGTTTGTCTTCTTAATATGCGAGTAGGCTTCTACCGCTTGTTCACACTTATTATTATAAGCATCGGAGATAATGTCATAGTCCGATTGAAGTATATCCTTAAAGACTTGTACAGCGTTACTTTTTAGATCATGCTTTTTAAACAAGGCGTAAGCCTCGAATTCTACTTTAAACTTATTGTCACACCATTGGTCTACTACCTTTTGATCCCAATCAGCATATACGGTCTTAATGACTTTCTGTCTGGTTCTTTCTTGGATAGAGATAATAGGTGCTTTAGGTTTATCAAGCTCCGCAGCTTCATCTTGCTTTATGCTATTGCCAGAGACTACGAAACCTCTTAGAAGATCTTCGATATAGACCTTATCCTGAGGTCGTGGTTCTAATCCTTTGTTTGCTACGGCACATAGTTTACCCAATGGCGTAGCAAGAACCCAATCCGGATGTTTCTTAAGAGCAGAGATTTCACTCTTATCAAAGCCTAATGTTTTCTGCGCATAAATCATAATGCAGTTAACATAGTCTTTTGGTTGGAAATAATAGTTATACCAGTTAGCCGCTTTGGACCAAACCATTTGATATTCTTTATCGGTTTCAGGAGGGTTGTTAGGATCAAACATGTGTTCTTGTCCAACATGCGTGCTGTCGATAGACTTCCTATTTTTGCGTAAACTGTTTCTGAAGCGGTCGTTCTCTGCTTTGCTGCCGGCCATATTTTGTATCCTTATTTGTTTATGGGATCATTATATCATAATTAGATGTGAATGTAAACCCCTTAGATGAAAATAGTTTAAACTAATTCCATTCGTTATCATTTTTCATAGAGTTATATGTTTCCATGTAACTACTACCTTCAAGATAAGATGCAGTATTTCTTTCAGAGTAATACATATTCTCTTCTTTGAAACAATCAAGTGAACTACCTTTCTGACCTAGGGTTTCGTTTACTTTAGCAACTTTAATTGGTGTTGCTTTACGCTGGGACTTCTTAATCTCAATCTTCTTAGCGTCCATAGCACGACAAAGCTTTCTCATTTCTAATGCTGAAGCTTTCTTTTGTGCCTTGGCCTTTTGACCTTTAAGAGCTGCGTTTTTAATCATTTGTAATCTATCGATAGTCATATAGAGTTATGCCTCTTCTTCTTCAGGGAATAATAATTCCCAACATTGTGGGGTACAACCAGATATAAGAAACTCTCTCTGGTCACTGTTTAAGTTTGGAAACGCGTTTTGAACCAAGGCCCCGTTGGTGAATTCTATTAGCTGAGCGTGAGTTATGGGTAAATCCATAGTGTTATTTTCTTTAGTAACGGGACTTGTTTTAATTATTCTCATTTTGTGTTTTCCTTAATTAAGATGGAGTAACAAATTGTAGGAGTATTATATCATGAATATGATGTCTTGTAAACCCCCTAGATGAAATTAACCTATGACAAATAGACATAAGCTTATTCCTATACGTCATATAGTTCGAATGGAAAACAAGACATGAATAATTCTTTTTCTAATTTGTATGCCTCCTTTTCCCATGGTTGGTTGGTGTAAGCATAGTTGTCTGCGTTACGCCCTTTCCATTTCCATACTCCTTCAGCTGATAATTCTTCGCGAAGGAACTGTTTAGCATGCACCATCTCATGGGCAAGTGCTTGCATCTGAAGTAAGAATGGATTGTTTTTTGTACCAATAGAAATGCCTGCGCATTCTTTTTCACCAACACATAATCCTTGAGCATCGTTATCCAATCTAGATTTAAAGGTGATAATAATAACCCTCTGAAGCCGATTGATTTCTAGGGCTTTGCATAAACGATCAACATACTCTGATACTACGTCTTGGTGTCTATGTCGCCCTTCTATATCGATAACGATAGGATGTACTCCAATTTGTTTATTTGATGCAGCTATTATACCGTAGTTTAAGTGATCTGTAAACCCCCTGGACACAATTAACCTATGACAAATAGTTATAAGGTATAATGTTTTTATGCGAGAATTAGAGGTGAGCAGTTTTTTGACATGCTCAGGTCTGTCCCAGGTAGCGGGATCAGGAGACGCCGGTTGACGGCGAATATATTTGGATAAGGTCTTCCTTGCCTTTTACCTTTATAGTTCCGATCTCTGTGCAGAGAAAGCCATGAGGTAATTGTTCCTTTGTCATACTACTTATGATAGTTTTATGCTCAAGGTATTCATGCCGAGCAGCAGTTGCTTCAAGTCTTGCTGCCAAGTTAACAGCATCTCCGATAACCGAATAATCAAATCTGGATTCAGAACCCATATTGCCAACGATACAGTCTCCAGTATTGACTCCAGTGCCAACATTAATATCAGGAAGCCCACGAGCTTTGTAAATCTTTCTAAGTTCATTTGTTTTTATCTCTATCTCAATCGCGGATTTAACTGCCATCTCGGCATGGTTGCTACACGGTAAAGGTGCATTCCAGAATGCCATTATGCAATCGCCCATATACTTATCTATAGTTCCGCCATTGTTTAGTATGATAGTTGTCATAGCATCTAGAAATTCGTTAACCAATAACACTAATCCTTCAGGATCGTCATTGTTTTTATAGTGTTCAGAAATTGGGGTAAACCCTACTATATCCATAAAGAGGAATGTCATCTCTTTCTTCTCACCGCCAAGTTTAAGCAACGTTGGATCCTTCTGTAACATCATCACCATGTCGGGAGATAGGTATGTGCCAAACTGTTTTTTTATTAACTGTCTTAGCTTAAACTGTATATAGAAATTATGGAACGACGATTGTGCAAATATAAATACACTTGTAATCATTAGATAAGTATAATCAATCAATAAACCATAGGAATTCCATAAGTGCCAAGGCCCATAGAATGAGCAGCCAGAGACGAAGACGAAAACAATCAGAGACCATACCATGGGCAACTTATATACTGCAAGTGCAACGAGAACGGCAACCGACGCAATTAGAATTACCTCTAGAGCAGAAGACCAGATCGGACGTTGAGGCAGAGATTCACCAGTCATTAAATTCGCAAGAACAGATCCGTGAATCTGGTGGGGATATTGTTGACCTGCTGGAGTTGAAACCAGAGGCTGAACACCTGCTGCAGTCACGCCGATTAAAACAGCCTTTCCTTTCAGATCTGGGTAATCCTTGGATCCGATCGAAATTTCCTTAAACCTATTGTTCCATGTAATCCACACAGATCCTGAGCTATCTGTTATGATAGGTTCATATGGAGGTATTCTAATGTTTTCTATGCCATTCTCTTCTACCTTTAACGTATAGCTTTTCTTATCCGCTAGGCCTCGTAGAACCTCCAATGCGAGCGTTGGATACAATTGGCTATTAGATTGTATCACTAAAGGTATACGTCGTGTAACATTATCTATTTCAGGTGAGGAGTTTAGTACTCCAGCTCCTTGCGCCACTGATTCCAATTGCGGTATGTTAGTAACCATACCTTTATATGAAGAAGCGAACATGTAAGGATTACCATCACCTAATACTGGGGTACCTACAAACGGTGCTGCAGTACTTCTACCTGTATGTGATCCAGTCTGCGCTAATATAATACCGTTATCGTTTATCCATGATGCAAATACTTCGTCTCCGCCAAATCTATCCGGTTCGGGAAAGAGTATTGTAAAAACTATTGCTCCAGCGTTTGCATTACGAAGATCCGATATTACCTGCGCGTATTGTTGTCTAGCCCATGGGTATTGTCCATAGATTTCTAAACTTTGTTCTGTAATACTACCTAGTACTATATCTTCATTATGAACAATATCCAAGGAGTTAATATAGGAATCAAATCCAATAAGTCTTATTCTTTCCACAGGCGTAGGATCTAGCACACGCACAACGATAAGCAATAAAAGTAATCCTAAGACGTATCTCATTCTTGTATAACGGAAATAGAACATCCGCCCGGGGTAAAGCATACCCCTGTAATATCATAAGACTGTGGTGCACCTTTTTGCATCAAGCTCATTACGTATGGATCAGATCCATTAGTTAAATCAATTGTTGCTTCATGACTGTTACCTAGCTGCGTGGTATAAACCTCATGACCATCACCGTCTAGTATAAGATCTAAG